AAAGCCCGAGCCCCATCCATCATTTTGTCGCCACCAGCCCAAACCAGCCCGAACTGGCGTCAACTGGCCATGACCAGCCAAGACTGGAAACGATCATCCCAGACCATGCCGGCTCACTAGCTGGACTTGTGGGGGACATGGCAAAACAGGTACTTCAGATTGACTTGATGCCTTGGCAAATACATGCTCTTGAGGGAATGCTGGCGGTTGACGCTGATAACAAGTTTGTGCATCGCTCGAGCCTTGTCTCTGTTGCGCGTCAGAACGGTAAAACCACAATCATCCAGGCGCTCATTCTGTTTTGGCTTGTGGAAATGCCCAAGATCAGGGGTGGAAAGCAGACTGTTGTTTCGGGCGCGCACAGATTGGATTTGGCGTGCTTGTTGTTTGATGATCTGTCGCCAATCCTTGAGGAGTATTACGGCGCCAAGATCGTCAAATCGTACGGCCGTTATCAGGCCACCATGCCAGACGGCAGCAAGTGGTGGGTCAAAGCATTAAAGCCAAATCAAGGTCACGGTATGAGCATTGATCTTGTGATCGTTGACGAGTTGTTTGACGTCAACCCCGACTCGGTTGAGGGCGGCCTGTTGCCGGCACAGCGCGCACGCAAAAACCCTTTGGCGTGTTTCTTTAGTACTGCTGGCACGGAAGAATCGGTCTTGTTTCAGCGTTGGCGTGAGGCTGGCATCCGAGCCATAGACAAGGGTGAGCCGTCCACAATGTACATGGCGGAATGGTCTCCCGACCCAAGCCTTGACCCGTTGCATCCTGCGTCATGGGCGTGGGGTAATCCTGCACTTGGCCACACGTTAGACATGGACACCATCCGACAAGAATCAACCAACCCTGATCGGGCGTCATTCTTGCGCGCATCCTTAAACCTTTGGGTGAGTGTTGTGCGCGGATGGATTGAGCCAGGGCGCTGGCCGTCATTGGAATACACAGGTGACATACCTAGCGGTGGGGTCGTGGCAATTGAGTCTTCGCTGGACGACTCCCGATATAGCGCGACCAGATGCGTCAACCTGTCAGACGGTCGGGTGCTCGTAACGGTGGCGTTTATCGCCGAATCAATTACAGAGCTGTGGGAGAACGTGCAGGAACTTGCCAAAGACCCCACGATCAGGTTTGCCTTGTCGCCTACCGTGGACGCAACGTGCCCACCGAACATCGAGCGCCGCAGGGTCGTGGTCGGTTACGCCGAACTAGGACGGTTTACACCGCTTGCCAAAAACATGATCGCCGAAGCACGACTGTTACACACGGGAGAAAAGTTGCTTGCCGAACATGTCCAGCGCGCTGTTGCTGTTCGCACCGACAACACGATCGTGCTATCAAGCAAGCGATCACCTGGGCCGATTGAGTTAGCGCGAACAATGGTCTGGGGAATTGGCATGTGTGCCCGTCCAGTCAATAGCGGAAAGCCCATGCTTGTCGCGGTAAATAACTAAGATAAACGCGGCGACCGCGCACCTTGCCTTTTGTCGGAATCGGATAAGTCATGCGCGGTTGCCACTTATATGACAAAGTAGGACTATGGCGATCTTTAACAAAACCCGTAAAGCAGCGATAAGTCCAGCGCCTAGCGTGGCAGCTGCGGTCGCTGGCGGTTACACAAGTAACGCTGCTGGCGTAAGCATGATCGGCCAGTATTACAGTTACCAAGAAGGCGAAGCGCGCAATCGCGCGATCAGCGTTCCAACGATTAACCGCGCTCGAGATTTGATGGCATCCGTTATTGGCTCAATGCCATTGCGCTCATACAACGAGTTTTGGAACGGCGAAAAAATGGAACGCATTTACATTGCGCCACGTTCGTGGATGCGCCGACCAGACCCGACCGTGTCCGCGCAATTTCTCTTTAGTTGGACACTTGATGACCTCATGATGTTTGGCAGAGCGTTCTGGTACATCACATCGCGCACCGCTGACGGCTACCCTGCCACGTTCACTCGACTGCCAGCAGGATCAATTACCACGACCGACATGGTTGGCCCTGTGTGGTTTGCCCCGTCCAAAGAAGTGTATTTCAACGGTGGCATGCTTGACCCAGCAAACCTTGTGCAGTTCTTGTCTCCAGCGCAAGGCATGATCTATTCCGCACCAGGCGCAATTGAAACCGCGCTTAAACTTGAAGCAGCGCGCAACCGCAACGCATCATCAAGCATCCCTGCCGGCGTACTTAAACAGACAGGTGGCGAGCCGTTGAGCGCGCAAGAATTGGCTGATTTGGCTAGCGCGTTTAACGCCGCTCGAGCAACTAACCAGACCGCTGCGCTTAACGAGTATTTGACATACACGGAAACAAACAGCACGCCTGACAAGATGCTGTTAATTGAAGCATCGCAATATCAGGCGCTTGAAATGTCGCGTCTGGCAAATGTTCCGCCGTATTTGGTAGGCGTTGCAACTGGCGCATATTCGTACCAGTCATCCCAACAAGCGCGCGCCGATCTTTATTTGTTCGGTGTCAAGTTGTATGCCGATGCAATTGCTGGCGCGCTGTCAATGGACAATGTCCTACCGCGCGGAACTTATGTTGAGTTTGACGCAGATGAATACTTAGAAGAAAACTTTATGGCCGATCAAATGGACGACCGTGAAGAAATCGTTAGAGAAAACACACAAGAGGAGTTAGCACGATGATTAAGTTAATTGCAGGAGATTTTACGATTGACGCTGCAAAGGGTGACGCCCCACGCCGCACCATTTCGGGAACCGCTGTTCCGTACAACGTGCCGGCAATAGTCTCGGACGGTACAGCTGTGATTTTTCGTCCTGGCTCATTGCCAGTTGAAGGCAAAGCGCCACGCCTGTTCATGTATCACCAAGCCGATATGCCAGTCGGCATCGTGCTGGAAAGAGTGTCAACCGATGACGCGATGCTGTTTACTGCCAAGATCAGCGCAACGACCCTAGGCAATGACGCGTTGGTTATGGCCTTAGACGGCACCATTGACCAAGTATCGGTCGGGGTAAACCCAACCAAGTTCTCGTATGACGAAGAAGGAACAATGATTATCGAGTCAGCCGACTGGATGGAATTATCCCTAGTTCCGATTGGCGCTTTTGGCGATGCCGCAAACATCACAAAAGTCGCAGCGAGTATCCACCAAGAGCCCGAAGAAGTAGTGTTAAATGAAGAAGTAACCCCAGTAGAGGAGAAACCAGAAATGTCCGAAGTTAACGAAACCGCAGTCGAGGCAACCATCCCTACTGCACCAATTTATGCACAGGCCAAGCGCAAGTTTGATTTGCCAACACCAGGCGAATACCTCGCAGCGATGCACATCGGCGGAGAAACTTTCCGCAACGTTGCAGCAGCCGCACGCGAGTTTGCATTGTCAAAGCAGTCAGCACTTCAAGCAGCTGCAGGCGATGTGCTCACAACCGATACACCTGGTCTTTTGCCAGTACCAGTCCTTGGGCCAGTATTTGAGGACTTGAACTACATCCGTCCAGTAGTAACGGCAGTAGGCGCTCGCGCAATGCCAGACGGCGGACAATCAAAGACATGGATCCGCCCAACTTGGACGACCCACACGTCGGTAGGTTCACAGTCACCTGAACTTTCAGGAGTGTCAGCAACCACCCCAGTAATCGCATCAAACGTTGTTAGCAAAACCACACTTGCAGGTCAGGTCACTTTGTCAGTACAAGACATCGACTTCACTTCACCTGCGGCAATGGAAATCATTTTGCGAGACCTTGCAGGCCAGTACATGATTCAATCGGATGCAGTCGCATGTAACGCAATCCTTGCTGGCGACACAGCATCAGGTTCAACTTGGACAGTAACCGCAAACGATCCAACCAGTTTGATCGCAGCGCTTTACGATGCAGCAACCGACATCCTGCAAGCAACCAACTTCCTACCTGACCACATTTTCGTCAGTTCCGATGTCTGGAAAAAACTGGGCAGCCAGTTGGACGCAGACAAGCGACCTATTTTCCCGTATGCCGGCGCTGCTGGATTGATGGGCGTTAACGGATTGGGCACAGCAAACGTGACACAAATGAACACGTTTAACCCATTGGGATTGAACCTAGTTGTGGATCGTGCGTTCAGCGAAAACACGATGGTTGTTGCTCGAGGCGCTGCAATTGAGTTCTACGAGCAAGTGCGTGGAATCATGTCGGTAGAAGTACCTGCAACCTTGGGTCGCACATTCTCCTACTACGGCTACGTCTCAACCTTTATCGCAGACGGCGATCAGGTTAAGTCAATCGCAATCGCTTAGTCGAGAGCGGAGCATCCGCTCATGGCAACATACACAGTTACCAACAAGTATCTGATTGATGACTTCGCCGTACTGCAACTCCTGACCCCCAGCGAGATTGCAGTCGGCCAGTCAATCACGGTCGCAGGCGTTGACGCCACATTTAACGGCACTTACTCTGTGCGCGCATTGCCACAATATTTGTTTATTGGCGTTGATACCGAAGGCGATCTGCTTTACGACTACCAGATGCCGATTGCCGATCAGGTGCTTTATGCACGGGTCGCAGACAATGTCGAGCGGACCGCGGCGTCTGGCACCGTGTCGTATGACCCTGTTTGCACGTGGGTATCAGCAAGTCAGGTGGCAACATATTTGGGCATAAACATTCCCAACCCGTCAGATGACTTCACGTTGCTTACGCAGTCTGTGTCGGCTGGCAACCAGTTCGCATATCGCAGGCGTCAGGAATCGGGCTATATTGACTCTCTAACGACCTCGCCAGGCGGTGACGCAACATTGGGCACTTTAATGTATTGCGCTGCTCTGTGGCGCTCTAGAGGGTCAATAGAGGCAACCTATGCCACGTTTGACGGCATGGGTTCAGCACCACAGCAAAGCCTGACCCCGATCGTTAAGCAGCTCTTAGGTATTCCCCGTCCAGCGGTTGCCTAATGTCGTACACCGACCTGTTCAACGAAGCGATTAATGATGTCACGGCAACTCTGACTGCGGTATCTGGTTTGCGTGTTGTAAACGACCCGACCAAACTTGCACCTAATTGCGTGTATTTGGATGCGCCAAACTTTACGACTATTGCAGGCAACGGCAACGTGGTGCGCCTCGAGTTCCCTGTCAAAGTGATCGGCTCGGGCCCAGCAGGTCTGCCGGTACTGCGTCAGATTCTTAGCATCGTTGCAACCGTGCTTGGCTCAAAGATCATCGTGATGGGTGGCCGTCCGTCAAGCCTCGAGATCGGTGGCGCGTTGTATCCGTGCTATGACCTTGATTGCGCTATCCAAGCCCAGACCGCATAATCCACTATGAGCAGTAATAAATCATCTACTATCTGAACAGAACTAAGGAGCAATCTCATGGCATCATCCACTTACCTTTCAAACCCAGTCCTAACGATTAACGCCGTTGATCTGACCGACATGTGCAGCGCAGCGACATTGACCTATTTGGTTGAAGCGCTTGAAGACACCGCGTTTGGCACCAACTCACGCAGTTACACCGCAGGCCTTGTCAACAACGAAGTGACCTTGACGATGTACGCATCGTTCGCAGCAACCGAAACTTACGCAACCTTGTTCCCGTTGGTTGGCACTAAGACCAACATCACCTTGACCCCAGCGTCAGGTGCAGAGTCAGCAACCAACCCAAAGTTTATTTTGACTGGTTGTTATCTTGAGTCGTTGCCAGTTATCAACGCATCCCTTGGCGAGTTGTCAACCTATGACCTCACGTTTATGGGTGGCGCGCTAACGCTTGACACGACCGCACCATAATCACGGCTCCGAGCCGACATAGGAGACAACATGAAGATCAAGTTGCAGTTAAAGCGCACGCCTGACAGCGCACCCGAGTATTACTACACGAACCTGTTTGTGGTTACGGAATGGGAACGCCTTGAGCGTCGCAACATTCAACAGCTCTCGGCAAACCCGTTGTATTCCGATTACGCCTGCTGGATGCACACGATCTTGAAAATTAAAGGTGAGCAAGTTGGTGACAACTGGCGCGAATGGCTTAGCAAAAACCCTGACATCGACATTTTGCCGGTACTGGACGAGACAGACCCAAACCCTACGGACGCGGCACCTACCGCCGCCAACTAGCAGAGATTTTGGTCGCGGTCGGTTGGTGGCCCAGCGACATTGTGTTTGACGCTCGAGATATGGCAACGGTCATTAAAGTGCTTAACGAGGCAAACAAAAAAAGGAAATAACGTGGCGGAAGTATCGGCAAAGATTGAGGTCGTAGGGCTTAAGGATGCTTTGAAGACCCTCAATAAAATTGACCGATCTTTACGCATACAAATAACCAAGGACTACAAGAAGATCGTCCAGCCTGTTATTGACGATGCGAACAAACTTGTGCCTACTGGCGTTCCGCTGTCTGGTATGGCGCGCAACTGGCAAACCCGATCAGGGTTCCAGATCTTGCCATGGATACCTGGCATGAAACAAAAGATCGCTGCCAAGATCAATACTCGAGCGATCAAGGAATACAGCGGAAACAAAACCAATGTCGGCACGTTCGCCATTCAATGGAAAGGCGCTACTGGCACAATGTTTGACACGTCCATGTCTGGCTCATTAGGGCGTGCGCTGACTGCACGCTATGGCAGTCGTTCGCGAGTAATGTGGAAAGCGTACGAGCAACGCCAAAACGATGTCATGTCCGAGATGGAACAATTGGTCAAGCGCGTCATGGATGAAGCGAACAGAGAGACCACGTAATGGCAATCAATATCCCGATCATTTCAGAGTTTGACGGCAAAGGGATTAAGAAGGCTATTGCCCAGTTCAAGCAACTAGAAACGACATCCGAAAAAGCCCAGTTTGCAATCAAAAAAGCGGCGGTGCCGGCAGCTGCGGCGCTTGGTGGTTTGGCGTTGGCGCTTGGTGACGCAACCAAGGCCGCAATGGAAGATCAGCAGGAGCAGGCGGCGTTAGCGCTTACTTTGCAAAATGTGACGGGCGCAGGAGCCGCGCAAACTGCACAGATTGAAGATCAGATCAGCGCAATGAGTCGAGCGTCTGGCATTGCTGATACCGAATATCGCAAGAGCCTTGAAGCTTTGGTGCGCGGTACAAAAGATGTTGACCTTGCCATGAAAGACATGAACCTTGTCATGGACATCAGCACCGCGCTACAAATGGACAGTTCTACTGTGGCCGACGCATTGGCACGGGCGTATCAGGGCAATTTTAAGGCACTTCGATCATTGACTCCAGAAATGGCAACAATGATTAAAGAAGGCGCAAGCCTCAACGAAGTCATGGACGTGCTTGGCGGTACGTTCGGCGGAGCAACCGCAACCGCAGCAGACACCGCTGCAGGCAAAATGAAAATCTTGTCTAACTCCATTGGCGAAACAAAAGAGTCAATCGGCGCGGCGCTGTTGCCAGTAGTTGAGGCCGTGCTACCGATCTTGAACAAGTTCGCAATGTGGGCACAAGACAACCCACAAGCATTTCTAGCAATCGCTGGCGCTATCGGAGCAGTAGCCGCCGCAATCGTTGTCACCAACATTGCCATGGCACTCAACCCGTTTGCCCTGATCGCTGCCGGCATCGCATTGCTGGTCGTGGCGCTTGTGACCGCGTACAACAAGTTTGAATGGTTTCGTGACGGCATTAAAGCAATTGTCAACACCGTGATCGGATTCTTTGCTGGCATGGTTAATGCTGCAATCGGCGCGGTTAACGCAATCGTGAGCGCGTACAACTCAATCCCGTTGTTGCCTGATTTGCCTAAAGTGCCAAACTTGCCTGTGCCACAAATTGGCGGAACACCTACACAAGTTGCTGGGCGTATGAATCTTCCGCGCTTGGCCGAAGGTGGCATCGTGTCAAGTCCTACGCTTGCCTTGATCGGCGAGGCAGGCCCAGAGGCAGTCGTGCCGTTAGATCGCATGCAATCTGGTGGCGGTATCACTATCAATGTCACAGGCGGTCTTGCCACAAGCGCAGAGATCGGTGAGTCGGTCGTAAACGCCTTGCGCGCCTATTCGCGTTCCGCTGGGCCGTTGCAGTTACAGGTGGCCTAATGCCAGGCGTAGCAGTTGTTGATTCTGGCAACTATGACCTACAAATCGCCACAGGGTTTCAAGTTGACGCGTTCGTCCTAGACGACACAGAGAAGGGCGTACTAAATAACACCGAGTATGTGCTGGACGGTACAACCGAGTTTGCCGATGTAATGGACTCGACTGTCAGCATCAATGTGAGGCGCGGTCGCCGTGACGTAGGCGATCAGTTCAGCGCTGGCACAATGACATTCACCATTCAAGACGTGGACGGCATTTTCAACCCGTTTGACCAAAACAGCCCGTACTACGACACACCACAAGCAAAGCCAGGGCTTGCACCATTGCGCGAAGTCCGACTAATCCGTTACAGCTCAACCGATGTGCCCGAATCATTGTTTAGCGGTTATGTCGTCAACTATGACTACAACTTTGCGCTAGGCGGTTTAGACACCGTGACCGTGTATTGCGCTGACCAGTTCTACCTACTCGCACAAACATTCCTAGACACGTTTAACGTTGCCCCAGAGACATCAGGCGAACGCATAGAAACCGTGCTTGATTTGCCCGAGGTTGATTTCCCTGCCGGCGCTCGAGACATCGCTACTGGCACGGTTGATCTTGGCAGCGTTGGCGCGTACACGGTGCCCGAGGGAACAAACGTTTTGCAGTACTTAACGCAGATCAATGAGACTGCCGAGTTTGGGCGTTTGTTTATGTCACGCGCTGGGGTGCTCACATTCCAGAATCGCATTGGCAACACAATAAGCGCGCCCGTTGCCGAGTTTAAGGATGACGGCACAGGGTACAAGTTCGGCGGGGTCGGCATTTCGTTTGAGGCTGACTCGGTGGTAAACCGTGCTGTCGTTTCTGGTCTTAGTGGGTCAAGCCATACCGCGACCGACCCTGCATCCATTGCGACATATTTTATTCAGACCGTCAGCATCACTAACAGCCTTTTGCATAACGCTGGACAAATCCAAGACGCCGCCGAGTACTTGTTAAACCCAGAGCCCGAACCGCGCTACACGTCCGTGGCAACTAAATATCTGATGCTGACCACAGCCCAAAAAGACACTCTGGCAACGATAGATATTGGCGACACGATCAGCGTAGAAAAGACGTTCTCTAGCGGTACTGGCACAACCCAGTTGGCACAAGAGCTGTCAGTTGAGGGCATCGAGCATCGGCTGGATTTCAGCACAGGCCACAGCGTCCTTTACAGCACCGCGCCGACCACGATTGTGTACGAGTTAATTTTGGATGATGCGATCTATGGCGTACTTGACGCCGAAAATGTTTTAGGATAAGGAGCACTTATGGCAACCCCAACCACACTTCCAGCCAGTTTTACCGCTGGGCAAGTTTTGACTGCTGCACAGATGAATGATTTGCGTGGCGCGTTCCGCGTTTTGCAAGTTATCAGCACCTCTAAAACCGATACTTTTACGACAGCAAGCACATCATTTGTCGATGTGACTGGCTTGACTGTGACCATTACGCCACAATCTGCAACCAGCAAAATTTTGGTTTTGGCACAAGTTAATGCTTCTGAGGATTATGCAGTATCGGCAGGTTTCGTGCGTTTAGCAAGAGGTGCTACCGCTATTGATATTGGTGATACTGCTGGAAGTCGGACTAGTGCATCATTTAGCCCGTCTGTTAACAACTCTGCTACCGCATTAACTGGGTCGTTAATGTTTCTTGATAGCCCTGCAACCACATCGGCGACTACTTATGCAATTCAAGTAAGAACTAACTCGGGAACTTTTTATGTGAACCGAAGCAAAACCGACAGCGATAACAACTCTTACCCTCGTTTGGCGTCAACGATTACCGTAATGGAGATTTCAGCATGATTGACTACACCGCAATCCTTGCAACCAACTATGCCGATCAGCAATGGTCATTGAACGGCGACACCTATGACGGCCTTGTTTGGTTAAGCGATACACCAAAACCAACACAAGCAGAATTAGACGCACAATGGCCAGCCGTTGATTACCAAAACCAGTACGACACGGTAAGCAAAACACGCCACGCGCAATACATCAAAACAAGCGACCCGATCTTCTTTGAATGGCAACGTGGCACCAAAACCCAAGCCGATTGGGATGCTGCAGTACAAGCAATCAAAGACGCAAACCCATATCCGCCAGCCCCATAATGCGATGGCGTCCATTCATTGGCTACGCGCTACTTGTCATAGTGGTTGCGTGGGCCGTATCTAGTTGCGGTTATGACGGCTCATACCGTTACCCATGTCAAGACCCAGCAAACTGGAAAGCACCAGAATGCGAGCCACCGATCTGCAACCCGTCTGGCACCTGCACAAAAGATCTGATTTATGAGACAACGCCTTAAACCCGAAGAATTACACGCCCGACTAATCGTTGTTGTTGGCATCATCCTTGCCAGCGTGTTTGCAATTACCGTGCTCGGATTCGTGTACGCGCTCATGTTCGTCACCCAGCCGATTGGTCATCAAAGCCCCAATGACTCTGCATTCATAGACCTGCTGTCAACCCTTACCGTCTTTATGACTGGCACGTTGTCAGGCTTAGTTGCCTCAAATGGGTTAAAGTCGAAAGCAAAAGAAGGAGCCAAAGATGCTGAAGGATAAAGACAAAGCCATGCTTGCCTCTTACGGTCGCTCAATGCTCGCCGCCATTGTCGCACTAGCAGTAACAGGCAACACAGACCCAAGCGCGCTCTTGGCAGCTGCGATCGGCGCGGTCTGCCCCACCGCATTGCGTTACTTCAACCCCAAAGATTTGAAGTTCGGTCGTGGCAACAGCCAAAACTAACCCCAACTCACGGCCATACATCGGCAATAGTGACGGCCCATCAGCAGGCCCACGTGCCGGCATGAACGAGTTTATTAAACAGGTCATCCATCATTCAGGTGGCGCGCTTTGGAACAACGGGTCGTACGGTCAACGCGACATGAAAGGCAAGCCAGGCAGTTTGTCGGTGCATGCAACTGGTCGCGCGGTGGACATGTCGTATCGAGGGAGTGCGCGACATCCGCAAGCGTCACGCAAATCGGCTTTGCCGTTTGTTGAGAAGTTGGTTGCCAATGCAAACGAGTTAGGCATCCAGATGGTGATTGATTACTTCCCATCGCCGTACGGTCGCGCATGGAAATGTGACCGACAAGCGTGGAGTAAATACAGCAAGCCAACAGTCAGCGGTGCACCTGGCGGAGACTGGTTCCACATTGAGATATCACCACAAGCTGCGGACTCGGTGATCTTCGTCAAAGCCGCATTCCTAAAGGTGTTTGGGGAAATCCCACCGAAGGCTTGATCTATGTTCTAGGGTCGGAGTACCGACAAAAGGACAGGCAATGACTGAACCGCAGATCGTTGATTACAGCGTCTATACAGGAGTGATGGACAACGGCCAAGAAATCTTGGTACAGATCTTTACCAGCCCCGAGTCGGGCAAGTTCCTACTGGGACAAATCGCATTCAGATCGGCAACCTCAACTTGGGGTCAGCCCATACCTTTGGAGAAAAGATGAACTATTTTGCAGAGAAAATCATAGGGCTAGTGCTTTGTACGGTATTCGGCTTTACGGTCGCTGTGGGCGCTCCTGACGCGTCTGGTAGCCCGTCTGACACCATCGCCCTAGCGCCCTATTTGATCGAGGCAAGCACCACCACGTCCAGCACATCGTCAACGATCTTCATTGACCCGTACAGCTCGGCGTGCGAACAATTTAGCGCCCTAGCCGTCAACCTTGGCTGGCCTGCCGATCAACGCACCGTGCTCGAGTCCGTGATGTTCCGTGAGTCGCGTTGCATACCAGACGCTTACAACGGCAAAGACCCCAGCGGTGGCTCACGTGGCTTAATGCAGATCAACGGATTCTGGACACCGTGGCTTATAGAGCGCGGTCTCATCACAAGCAAAGAAAACTTGTTACAGGCAGATGTTAATTTGCGCGCAGCGTTAGAAATCTACAACTACGGCGTTGACCGTTACGGCTACGGCTGGGGGCCATGGAGTGCAACAAAATGAGTGAAGGATGCGCGTGGAACCAAGGCGAACTAACCGAAGAAACCCGAAAAATGGTATTGGAGCAAGCAATGAACAAAAACCACACAATGGCAATCTTCGGACTAATAGACCAGATCGCAGACACACAACAAAACCCACACGCCAGCATCATCAGGCGTTTACAAACCATGAAAAACCAACTGTCACTCAATGAACCGATGCCGCTTTACGATGTGACTACACTCGACATAGCAATCAAAGCACTACAAGCACATTCCTAACCGACAAAGGACATTCCGACAATGGCAACCTGCACAATTTGCAAAGGCACAATCGTTTACCCAGAGATCACAGGCAAAACACACTTTGTGTGTGATGGCCGTGTGCCGGCACGAAAAAACGCCCCATTTATTGAGGGCATGTTGGCGTCACAATCGTCTGCTGATGCGCGCTGGACACGACCACAACAAAACGAGGTTGACGCTGCGATCAGGCACGTTGCGCGCGCTAAAGGATTCTTCACCGCTGATGATGTGTGGCAACACTTAGGCGATCAGTTTCCTGTTACCAAGGGTCTAGCAGGACGCCTTAACGCTGCATCACGCAAGGGCATCATTCGCAATACAGGCAAAATGGCGTACGCCCAGCGCGGTGGCGCACATGACCATGCACAGCGCCTATCTGTGTGGGCAGGCATCTGATGGGCTTTGACCTAAGCAACTACGAAACCGTAGAACAGCGCCTAGTTAGGTTCTGGGCTGCATACCCAAACGGTCGGGTCTATACGTCCATGATGAACTACACAGGCGATGCGTGCGTGTTCTATGCAGAGCTGTACGCCGACAAAGAAGACAAAGTGCCAGTCGCTACGGGCTACGCAGAAGAAATTAAAAGCGACCGCGGTGTCAACGCAACCTCATTTGTAGAAAACTGTGAGACCAGCGCCATTGGTCGTGCTATTGCCAATTGCCCGCTGCAGGCTCCTGCTAGTGGCCCTAGGCCGTCACGCAATGAGATGCAAAAGGTCGAGCGGCTAACCACATCACCACAACCGCAAGTGCACACACCCTCTGGCGCATTTGCCACACCCAAGCAAATTGGCTACATCAAAAAACTTGCTAAGGACAAAGGCATGGACGATCTTGCCTTGCTGGAGATGATTCAGTTGAACTTGGACGATGACAGCGCGGTGTTAGAGCTGTTGAAATCGCATGAAGCAAGCAAGATTATTGAGCGCCTGAAATGAGTTACGTGGCATTCAACATCATCGGAATCTGCATGGGCATTTGGGCAACCTTGCTCGTCTGTATGAAAGGCAAGAAATGACACTAGAAGAAATGATTAGCGCGTTAGAACGGTTACAGGCTATTTACCCAACGCTGTTGACCGAGCAGACACAAGCAAGAGACAAGATTAGGTACGCAATATCACATTTGGCTGACAAGATTTGGACGGAAACGATCTAGTGAAAATTGATTCCAAGATGAGCGAAGCCGACTTTAAGGACATGGTGATCAGCGTCGCCAAACGATACGGATGGTTAGTGCATCACGATCTGCCGGCACAGAACAGTCGAGGACGCTGGATGACAAACGTGCAAGGCGATGCAGGTTTCCCTGATCTGTTCATGGTGCATCCATTCCAAGGCGGTCGGCCGTTGGTTATTGAGTTAAAGGCAGAAAAGGGCAAATTGACGCCTGGACAAAAGATTTGGTTAAACGCTTGCGAGATGGCTGGCTGTCATGCAGCGGTCTGGAAGCCAAGCGACATGGAGTACATTCTCTACACTCTCAGCAATCCTAGAGCATAAACAATCGGCTAGTAGCACGACCTAAGCCATTCGCACGGCAGTTGGTGACACTTGGAAACAAGGGTAGATCGGCGCGCCCTTAATCATGCGAGACGAAATGAGCAAGGCAAAGCGCCGAGGCGAGTCGTAAACATAATCGACTGAATGCAAAGGGAACCAGGATGGGCAATCTGGTGGGTGGAGCATTCACACATCTCTTGACCTACAGATGACATACAGTTAACAAACAAAGAAAGAACAAACATGAACCCGACAACAAACATGACAAACAACTACCGAGGACAAGGCGCGCAAGCGCCGCGTCAGCGCAAGCGAAGCGCGCGAGCATGACACGCAAACTAACCGAACACGACACCACGATCTACAAGCAAGCACGTGCAGAACTACTGCGCGACCAACCATTGTGTCATTGGTGCAAACGCAACACAGCAACAGAGTTAGATCACCTAGTCGAGTCAGACAAAGGCGGAACGATTGAGGATGGATACGTCGCAGCATGTAAGCCATGCAACAGCGCACGAGGCGCAACGTATCGCAATAAGAAATTGGCAAACGCAAAGCAAAATAGGGAAAAAGCAATAAACGATTTTTTATACAGCTCCGAGATGCCCCCGAGCCCCATCCTTCTTCTCTTCTT